CAAGCCTGTCGTTATCCTTTGGCGTTGGCGTCAGGTTTACTACTGCAACTGCTGTGGCATGTACCCCAATGGCAGCACCAACGTACTGGCTCAGTGTTTCAGGAGTAATAATCATGGCTAAAGAGTGGTGGTCGCTTCAACTTTACTTACTCTTTGCTCAACAAGCGATAACCTGCTGAATAATTCACGGTTGGTTTCGCGCATATCAACATGAATAATTTTTAAAGTTTCGGCAATATGCTCCACACTGGAAGTCAGCTTTGTGACGGCTCTGCGAGTTTCTTCATTGCGGCTACCTGCCGTCATGCTCACCACGCAGCAGGCTGAGATTAAAGCGCCTGCCGCAGCAGCAAGAATTTCGATCACGGTTCAAGCTGTTGTTGCCCCTAGTCTAGCGGCGCTACAGGCCACGCCACATTCCACGGGAAGCCAGCTTGAGCTGTCACATCACGCAGTTCCTGGCGATACGTTGCCCATGGCGCGGGTGATACTGGTGCATCAGGTAGTTGAGTCCAGTCGCAGTTGCTTAGCCGGTTGTTGCGGTCGTAACGCACCTCAGTTTCTTTGGCGGCAGTGCGTTCAGCAATCTGTTCTGGTGTGGCAGGTGTCACTACCCATGTCATTACCCACTCGCCGTCAATAAGCGTTGGGTCAATTTGATTGCAATTTTGTGTAGCTGGGTTGTAATCCGGTGTGGGCTTATCAGTTACGGGGAATACATCCCATTCAGCTAATGTCTGCTCAGTTGGATCAACAGGAAAACTAGTGTTGGGGTTGTCGCGTCTCAGATCGCCAATTGAATAAGGAAAAATCTCAACGGTCTGGTTGGGGGCGAGGACGTACATGGGTTTAGAGAATGTAGGGTAAGGGTGATCACTACAAACCATAGCGACCACGAAGGGCATTGAAGTTTTGTGTGACTTCTGCTGCTGTAAGTGCTCTGTTGTATACAATAGTATTTGAGATGTTTCCAGCAAAAGAGTAGTTAGATAAGCTTTCTGTTTCTTTGCCCAAAGTAAACTTGCCACTTACAGTACGAAGAGTTCTAGTTTCAGCGTTTGAAGTTATTAATGAACCATTGATATAAATTTTGCTATTACTTCCGTCATATGTCCCGACCGCATTAACCCAAACACCCACTGCTAACGATGCAGTTGCTGGCGCAGTTGTATACGCAAAAGCACTAGGGCTAAAGCCCAAAATAAGGGCTAAAGAACTGCTGGTGCCAATAAATTCGAATCCATAACTAACATATGGGGAGTTCCAGGCAGTATTAGAAATAGGAAGACCAGCAAACTGACTATAAGATATTACAGAAGTTCTTTTGAACCAAGCTGATATACTCACATTTGATGGATTTAAATTAGAATTATAAGGAACAACTACGCAATCATTAGTCCCATCAAAAACAATAGACCCGCCGTCGGCGCTACTGTAAGTTGGCCCATTTGTCAGTGTTCCTGTATTACCATTACCACTCAAATCAGTCCAAGTGGTTCCAGAGCCAGGGTAAGAAGCTGAATTGCCTGCGTCTAAATTTAATACTAGACCTGTGGTTACGATGCCCGGTGTTGCCGCTGCCCTCAATCCATGTGGATGCCTCATTACGCAACATCTCCTACCGATGCACCATAAACCTGGGTGCTAACTTTCCAGAATTGAATCACGCTATAACCAGTAGTTGCAAGTGTTGGTGCGCTACCCCCTCTCCATATAACGCCGCCACTACCCCATGTCGCATCTGTCCAGGTAAGCGTATAAGCCGTGCCATCATTCACCATCAACGTAATACTTTCCCCAGCGACAAAGTTTGTGGCTTTTGGTGTGCGGCTAGCACCAAGCGTTATTAGTTGGATGCTGCCATTGCCGGGGTCAACTTCAAATGCAGCGCCATCAGTAATAGTAAATACATCCTCAATGATTGTGCCAATAATGGCAGGGTCAGTAAGGGTTTTATTGGTAAGGGTGCTGGTCGAAGAAATGCTTGGAATAACCACACCTTCCACTGCTAATACACCAGCAGCACTTCTAGATAAAGTCGTATCAGTCGCGTTACCTAGTTCAATGGAGCCGGTAGTGGCAATAGTTTGAGCGCCAAAATCTGGGCTGATTTTGCTGCCTGCAATAGCGGCACTGGCGCTTACATCTGCATTGACAATTACGCCAGCAGCAATAGAAGTTGCAGCCCCAACGCTGGTAACATCGCCGGTCAGGTTTACTGCACCCCCAGCCGCGCCTGCATCATCAAGGCTTCCTGTGAATGGGTTGAATTTATATGGCATGGTTAGCTCTTAGCAATGGTAGTTAAGTTGTCGCCAGTGTAAGACAATGTTAAAGTTGTAACAACAAGGCCATTAGCACCGCCAGAACGGTACACAACCCCAGTTACATTTGCCCCCGTGTATGTCAACGTAATGTAGTCATGCTCAGGAATTGCAAGACCTGGGACAGATAAACCAAAAGGAGGGGTTGCCATGAGCGGGGACAAGCAAAGAGCAGCAAATATTGCCTTGGCAGCCAAGGCTCCCTGTTATTGTAGCCGGTCTTGCAACGCCTCTACTTTTGCTGTTAACTCTTGGATGGCTTGAACAAGCACAGGAATTAACGACTCACCGTTATAACGAAGCTTTTCTGGATCTTCGCTGTCAATAATAACGCTGTCAGGGCCTTCCAAAGCAAGAATATCTTGTGCTAAAAATCCATAACGCAACGGGCCGTTGGTCTCTTCAGACTCACGGTTTAATTTAAATTGGAACGCAGTTGGCTTTAATTGTTTTACAAAATCTAACCCATGGGGGATTGCGCTTAGATTAGTTTTATCACGGGCATCTGATACTACAGTCCAAGCGACTTGAACGTAAGCGTTAGTAGTGGCAGTGGTCCCTATTGCGACGCGGTTATTTTCAGTAGTAACATTAAAAACAGGGGCTGCAACTAGGGACGGCGCAACGCCGGTAAAGTGGCTTCCAATTACAGTATTGCCGATGCCTGTTGTGCCGTTTTGTAAGGCGCAAAACCCAATAGCGGTGTTGTGATTTCCCGTAGAAACTAAAAGGGCAGAATCTCCAAAACCCACGTTAAAGGAACCGGTATTAGCTTTTAAAGCTTCATCTCCAAAAGCAGTATTGAGATTACCGCTAATGTTGTTTTTTAAAGCATCAAAGCCAAAAGCATTGTTATATTCGCCAGTAGTGTTACTTGATAAAGCATTTAGACCAAAAGCATTATTGTTTATGCCGGTAGTATTAACTGACAAAGCAGTGCTACCTATTGCTATGCCATTGGTATTAGTTGCAGTGCCTTTGCCAAAAGTTATCCCTTGGGCTGATAGCGTTCCTGTAGTCGAAAGGGCACCAGTCATGCTGTCGCCAGCCTTAGCGACTTTTAACGCATCTGCTGTATCGACATAGGTTTTAGTAGCAGCATCCTGGGCATTGGTAGGGTTCCCTACGCCTGTAACTTTATTAGTGCCCATAGCTAAGGCACCAGTCATGCTGTCGCCAGCCTTGGTTACCTTTAGCGCATCTGCTGTATCGACATAGGCTTTAGTAGCCGCATCCTGGGCATTAGTTGGATTGGCAACATTAGTAAGTCGCTGGCTGTTTGCAGTAGGTAAACCAGTCGCGGCGTTTACAAAAACACCTTGTTTAATCCCATCGTCTATTTCTTGTTGCGAATACAAATGCTGCAAATTGCTAGTGTCTAGATCGCTTGCAGCTAAAGTTGACCCATCCGTATAGTCAACCAATACATTATTAAGGGGGGTAATGCGACGCACCTCAACCGGTAAAGAAGAAGCAGGCGCTGTAGCAAGCAAGACGGTAGTGTCGTTTACATAGGTATAAGCAGTGTCTACATAGTTGACGTAGACCTTGATGTGCTCCTTCCTTATATAGGGAAAGGTAATGGCAAACTGAGTGGTGGATCCGTTGCCGGTATAGACGACGTAGGAATAAGCCATTAGCGGAGGGCCTCGGTGAACTGGGGCAGGCCAGTGGATTGCCCATATTTAAGCTCATATTGCACCTGTTTGGTGCGGCCTTCAATAACTCCAAGCTCTTGTTGCAGATCAGGGCGGCTACCTAAATAAGACATTTTGCCAAGAGCTTTAAACGTAGAAACCTCTCTATCAATAGCAGCAGCCCTTCTGCTAGGCACAGTTGTGCTGACTTCCCCTTCTGGCAAGGATTGGTAAAAAGGTGAATTGATCAATTGCTCTAATGCCATATAGATGTTGCGGCCATATTCATCGCGCACATTGGCAGCAGCCATTGAGTAATCAGCAAATTGCCGAGGCGTAAGCCTGAACTCCTTGCCAAAATCAGTATTGGTAGGGCCACGGAAATTAGCCCCCCTACCAGATAACCGGGTCATTTCAGCCATAACCGGGTCAACCTTAGGCGCTACTTGCAATGGAGACCACGGTACAAGAAATTGAGCCAAGGTAGATAAGTATGGTTGATCAGGTGGCAGGAACTCATCGCCCATAATACCTGACAACAGCAATGGCTGGCCAGTAATCCAGTTGATCCGTGGCGGTAATGATTCCGACCAGCCTG